CTGGGACAAATACTTATTATGCTGGAGGTGGCGGAGGTGGAATTAATGCGCCAAGTGGACTTACAACGACTCAGCTTGAGGTTTATAGAGGTCAAGGTGGACAAGGCGGAGGTGGCAGAGGTGCATATAATAACTTCCCAGCCTATACCGCTTTTAGTGTTTACGGACCAGCTGATGGAACCGATGGACTTGGTGGCGGAGGTGGCGGTGCTAGAGCTTTCTCAGAAGGTGGAGCAGCTGGGGGGGACGGTGTAGTAATTTTAAAATACCCTAGCTCAGTCAGTATTACTATAGGCGGCTCATTAACAGCCACCACAGACAGCTCATCTGTAAGTGGTTTTAAAATTACAACTTTTACAGCTGGTACTGATGACATTTCTTTTACTACTTAATTTTTAAAATATTATGGGACATTATGCTTATATTAATTCATTAAACAAAGTTATTGAGGTCATAACTGGTCGAGATGATGGCGATAATGAAAAAAGTTGGGAACAATGGGAGGTTTTTTATACAGAAAGAAAAGGCTTGACTTGCAAAAGAACTTGTAAAAGAACATCTCGAGGGGAGCATAAAGATGGAGGTGATCCATTTAGAAAAAATTATGCTGGAGTAGGTTATACATACGATTCTAATTTAGATGCTTTTATACCTCCAAAACTTTATAAGTCTTGGATTTTAGATGAGTCAATAGCTGACTGGGTGGCTCCAATAGATTATCCAGATGATGGTAAAGATTATTATTGGAATGAGGAGGATCAAAAGTGGGAACTAATGAAGGATTAGATTCCGTAAAAAATTAATATATTTGTAAAAAATAAAAATAATGGCAAGCACAGTATTTAACGGAACTGATTTAGTTTTAAAAGTTATTGGAGATGGCGGAACGCTAGAGCCTTTAGGACATTCAACATCTTGCACCCTTTCGATTACTAACGATATGCCAGAGGCTACCACTAAGGACTCTGCTGGTTATGCTGAGGTGATATCTGGATTGAGGTCTTTTGAGATTTCTTTTGACGGTTTAGTAGATTACACCGATGAGGCTGGTTCAAGTAAAAACGTTGATTTCTTAATTACCTCAATAAATTCCAGAACAAAAATTGATTTTTCTTTTGGAACGGCGGTTTCTGGGGATCAGCTTATCTCTGGAGAGGGTTTTATCTCTGCTATTGAAGTAAGTGGAGAAATGGAGTCAACTGTGACTTATTCTGGAACTATCACTGGATCTGGAGCGCTTACAATAGCAACAAACTCTTAATCTAATAAATGAACAGCAAAAGAGGCTATTATACTGCTAACTTAGGCGGTAAAGATAGAGTCATGCGGTTTAATATGAACTTTTGGGCGGAGTTTTGCGATGTCCTTGAGATCAAATTAGAAAACATTGGAGATGTCTTTGATGGCGGAGTTTCTTTATCCGCTATCAGAGCCTTAGTTTACTCTGGTCTAGTTACTTTCGACAGAGAAAACAATAACAAAACAGATTACAACATCTATACTGTAGGATCGTGGCTGGATGAAATGGAAGCGGAGGAGCTTACTGGAATAGTCAACGCTATGATGCAATCTAAGATTTTAGGTAATGATCTAAATGTTGGAATTAGTAGGAACCCAGATTTAGAAAAAAAAACAAAAGCAGCACCTCCAAAAAAGGAGTAAGCTGGAATGATCTTTTAGATTACTACATAGGTCAAGTGGGAATAGATCCAGATAAATTCTGGAATAACACTTGGAGCGAAAATCAACTCTTAGGGGAATCATACAATATTAAGCAGAATCTAGAATGGGAAAGGACTAGGTATATAGCCACTATGATTCATAATGTCAATTGTAGTAAAAAGAGTCAAATGAAAAAACCAGAAGACTTATTAAGGTTACCTCAAGATAAACAAGTTAAAAATAAGATAGAACCAAAATCAACTAGAGAGCAGTTTGAGAAATTTTGGGCTAAAGTTCTAAGGGCGCATAATCAAAAAAACGATTAGCGCCTTTTTTTTATTAATTTTGCAATATGGCAGATCAAAAGATAAGAGTAGATATATTAGGGAACGCTAAAGGATTAAGCAGATCTCTAAAAACAGCATCCAGTAATTTAAAAAAGTTTGGTAATCAAACTAGAGCAATAGGCAACAGTTTAAAAACAAGATTGACTTTACCTCTAGCACTAGCTGGAGGAGCCGCTATTAAATCGGCTGTAGATTTCCAAAAATCCATGACTAAGATTAAAACTTTAGTAGGAGTCGCTGGGTCTGAGGTGGATAAAATGGGTGGATCTGTTAGAAAAATGGCGGCAGATACTGGCATTTCTTCTAAAGATGCCGCTGATGCTTTATTTTTTATTACATCAGCTGGACTAAGAGGAGCAGATGCATTAAGTGTATTAGATCAATCTACTAAAGCCGCTGCTATAGGGCTAGGAGACGCAGCTGTAGTGGCAGATTTAGCAACCTCAGCTCTTAATGCTTATGGAATAGAGAATCTTAATGCGGAGCAAGCAACAGACATTTTAACTGGAGCGGTTAGAGAAGGTAAATTATCAGCCGAGAGCCTAGCTATGTCTATGGGTAAAGTTTTACCTTTTGCTAGTCAATTAGGAATTCAATTTAATGAAGTTGGAGCCGCTTTTGCTGCCATGTCTAGAACTGGTACTGATGCAGCTACAGCATCAACTCAGATCAAGGGTATAATGACAGCCCTACTAAATCCAACAAAACAAGCTGAAAAACAATTAGAGAAGCTAAACTTATCATCTGCTGGACTTAGAATGCAGCTTAGAGAGGAGGGCTTATTAGCTACTCTGCAAACCCTTACTGATAGATTTGGTGATAATGAGGAAGCGGCTGGAAATGTATTTGGTAATGTAAGGGCATTAGCTGGTGTTTTAGATTTAATGGGGTCAAATCTTGAGAGTACAAGAAAGATTTTTTCTAACATGAATAACACAGCTGGAATTACTTCTAGGGCGTTTTCAACTTTAGAGAAAGACTCAGCTTTTAAACTAGAAAAATCTTTAAATAAACTTAGGTCAACTTTTACCACATTAGGAGCATCTCTTCTTGATGTTTTTTTACCAGTAATTCAAAATATATCAGCTTTTGTTTTAAATGCGGTTTCTGCTTTTAAATCTTTAAGTCCAGAAGTGCAAAAGTTTTCAATAGTTATGGCTGGAGTGGCTGCTGTTTTACCTTTTGTTATATCAACTATAGGGACTCTTATCACAGTATTAGGCTCTATTATGAGCCCAATTGGCTTATTAATTGCTGGATTAACTGGAATAGCTCTTGTAATTCATAAAAACTGGAATGCAATTATACCAGTAGTTGTAGGATTGCAAAATAGATTTGTTGATTTATTTAATACCTCTAAGCCATTAAGAATAGCGATTTTTGCTCTTAGATCAGCTTTTAAATCAGCTTTTATTCTTGCTAAGGCGCAAATAGATCAAGTAGTAAACGGTTTTTCTACTATGTGGAGGTTAATTAAAGAGTTTGCTGAAAGAGGATTTAAAGGTAGTTTTACCGATATTTTAGAGCAAGGTTTTAACAACGCAAAAGCTATCACCAAAAAGTCCGCAACTGATGTCGCTGAAACCTTTTCAGATGGATATAAAGAGGCTTTGAGTGCAAATCTAAAACATGCAACTGTAGAGGGGGTTCAAAGCGGATTATCTAATGCAGCTGACGGAATTAAATCAAAAATTTCTGAACTTACTAGCTTGTTTGGATCTGGAGACGGAGGAGCCGCCGCTAGTAGTGGAGACACTACTGGAGGAGGGGGGGGTGGTGCTACTAGCACGCCCAAAGCAGAATTTTCTCATGGATTTTTAGCTCAAGGAGTAGCGGCTGAATCCGATGCCATAAATCTTGCTTTTGAAGGATTAGAAAACTCCCTAGTCGATGGGTTTGGTGGTGCTATAGAGGGATTAGTTTCTGGTAATGCTAGCATGGGTCAAGCTTTTGGAGGTCTTTTGGGAATGTTGGGTGATGTGGCTATACAAATTGGAAAAACAGCCATCCAAATAGGAATAAGTATGAAAGCAGTTAAAATGTCTTTTAAGAATCCAGCCACTGCTATAGCGGCTGGTATAGCCTTAATAGCTGTAGGCTCTTTTATAAAAAGCTTTGGAGCAAAATTCTCTGGTGGAGGTGGCGGAGTCCCAGCTTTAGCTAATGGAGGTATAGTATCGGCGCCAACTCTGGCAATGGTTGGAGACAATAGAGGAGCTGGAAGGGGTAACCCAGAAGTGATAGCTCCGCTTAATAAGCTAGAGGGAATGATTGGAGGCAGCCAATCTGTAAGTGTAGGCGGTGAATTTAGAATACAAGGTCAAGATTTAGTTGTAGCTCTACAAAGAGCAAATAGGAATAGAGATAGGATTTTATAATGAGTGGATTCATTTATCGAGAAAAGTTTAAGCTTGAATTTGCAGATGTACAAGGAAATAAAAGAAAGCTTAGTATTCTAAAAAAAGGTTATAGCGGATCACCAGTTTTAGATTTAGTTGGAACTGGCGACCCAGTAGTGGTTAAGTGGGATGCTGATGATGATTTTTATAGCCCCATAATTGGATCAACTTGTGAGCTTAGTTTACTTGTTACAGATGATACTAATTATGATAATTGGTATGATGCAGATGAAAGAGAGTATAAGGTTCAATTATCAACTGGATCAACTTTTGGCGGCAAAGTTTGGGATTTACAAGAAGACACCTACTCAGAGGCTAATTTCCTCTGGGATGAAGGTGAGGAGGGATATGAATTTTATTGGGAAGGTTTTTTAATAGTCGATAGGTATCAAGAAGCTGTTTTAACTAAGCCATATCCAATTAAATTAGTGGCATCCGATGGGCTTGGTTTATTAAAGGGAGTTAGCGCCCCAACTTCCGAAGTAAAAGGAACTCTATTTTCAGTAAATGATTTTAGTGGTGTTAATGGAAATTCAAATTTCGATACTGCATTTTATTATATTGTAGAAATACTTAAATTAACTGGATTAAATTTTGATATAAAAATAGCTCATAATTTAAGAGACTCCAGTTTTGCTGCAAATGACACATTATTTCATGAAATACAGCCTTATGAGTTCGGAGTTTTAGGAAATAATTTTAAACCATTATCAGCGAAAAAATTACTAGAGAAAATTTTAGAGTTTGCAAATTCAAGAATATTTCAATCTAATGGAAGCTGGTATATTATATCAAATTCAAATATTGTTGATAAAAGGCTTTTAGACCCAGCAGATTTATCACCTACTGCCGAGGATATAAATATTGCTACTTTAAAAAATACAGCCTCAGAAACTACTAACTTTGTTGGAAGTGATCCGCAAAACTTAAGCTTGACATTTAGCGTGCCCACTCAGTCTATTGTTGGAAGCGTATCTGCTACATCTACAGATTTCGTATATACTCCTCCTAATAATATGACTGGAGTAACCTCATTTACATACATAGCCAATAACGGAACTAATGACTCAGATCCAGCTAAAGTTAAGGTGCATGTTTTCAATACTTCAACTCCAATAAATGGATCTAAACAAGGGACTATGCATAGTGGTGTAGATATACCAGACGCTATAGCCTCTTCACTAAGTAACAGTAGAACAAATAGGCAATTATTTAAAATAAATGCACAAAGAAAATTCCCTCAAAGCGATAGTGATTATGAGTGGTTTCAAGTTGGAGATGCAATGGGAATAACTAGCACCCTAAGAGATGTAAATTTAAACGGATTTTTTGCATTGCCTAGTGTTGTAGATTATCAGTCTTTAGTGACATCATCTACTCGTTTTAGATATGCAGTAGCTTTTGAAGTTAGAAGCGGATTAATTATAGATAGATATCAATTTGGAGAGAATTTTGTAGATTATACTCCTCCTAGCTAACATTTAAAACTATGGGAACTTTTAAAACTGTCCAAAATCAACTTTTAACATCTACTCAAAAAGAGCTTGTGGATTACAATGTTTATAATACTTTAGGATCATTTAGAAGAACTGAACAAAAAGAAGTTTTAATTATTTGCCCCAATCAGTTAGTACCATTAGATAAATCAATGACTGTTGAATATTTGCGCCCAATAAACAAAGTGGAATTGTCAACTAAATTAAAGCGAAGAAATATATCAAATAACAATCCTCATTTTAATTACAGAGAAAGAAGGTGGGATATTAGCAGCAGTCTTGTTTTTGGCGGACAAACAGTAAGCTTTAATTCTAGTGTAGTGTCCGATCTTAATTTAAGTACGGATTCAGACTTTACAAAACCAGTTAGGGCATTAAGTGCTGGTAAATGTTTAAAAAACCTTAATGTTGGTATATTGACAAATACTGATGACCCAACTGGATCCGCAATAAGATTATTGGTGGCGCCAATTATTGAAACTGTCCCAGACAATACTCAAGTATCATTTTCTTTTGACCTCGAGATGGGTTTTTCATACTATGTCGCAAACACTAGCAATTCAGACTATAGGCTTTTCGTTCAGATAGCTTATGTGGATGGAACTGACAAATATCCTTATAATTTTACAGACGGCAAGTTTAGCGATACAGCGGTAACTGATGCACTTTTAGAGGCAAAACATTTTAAAACTATAAGAAACGGTAAAGTTAATCAGTGGCAGAATTACTCAACTAGACTAAATGCTGGAGTAGAGGGCAGTAAGGAAAATTTTAAAATTTTAGCAACAATAAGAGCGGTAACGTATTCTAATAACGATGCCGCCCAAAGCCATACAGCCACTTTGATAGATAATTTTTTTGTAGGTAATAATATAGATTTTGGAAGTCAAGTCATTTCCACTAGAACTAGGTCTGACTCAGATAATACATTTACTGGCATTTACGAGCAAACTGGAAGAATATTTTCTCAAGAACTTGATGATAGTAGATATGATATTGGTGTTATTGGTGCTTTTAAGTCAAGATTAAGGGTGGCAGATAATGCATCAAGAATAGAAGAGCTTTTAACTCAAGAAATTTTAAACGATTACAGAGAGTATGTAAAAAGATATGAGGGTACATTTTATAGCTCAAATCTTGATCCAATACCAGTTGCGCC